CAAAGGCATGGTTTAGATCACTAAAGTCTAAGTCAGTGAGATAGGCATTAGTGATGGCTGTAAAGAACTCAGCTCTGCTATCCTTAATCAATACGCTGTATGTTACCTCATCCTCATAGCTGTTGTTAGACTGCACTTTGTTCACGCTTACCAACTGAAGCAATGCCTCATCTAAGATTGGCACTCCGTTCTGAATCACCTGGCACTTAGTCAAGGTGTTGATGTTGAATGTGCCTGCTTGGATGTTCACATCGTAGTAATGACCTAACAGCTCATTGTTGTTCTTAGTGCCCTCAAGCACAATGGTTTTGGAGAACGTTCCCTTGCGAGAGGATAGGTCTCTGATATCTCCTATGTTAAATGTTATAGGCAAAGATACGTTGTCAGCGACATCCAGCACCCCTGTTGATAGTACTATCTTAACCATTGATTATATCGTTGTTTGATAACCTAACTTGTAGCTGTTGTCTAATCAGATGCTTGTTCCTTTCTCTCTGTATGTCAAAGGTGTTGTTCACAACGTTGCAGCTGATGTACTCAGTGCTCTCAGGTATATGTATGATGCAGCCATCCTCATCATAGAGTGGTGCTCCCTCCTCTGTGATGTGATACACTACATTCTTAATGTAAGTCTGTGGTGATGTTACCAACTGCTGGAAGTACACACCTGCACTCTCAGTCATCCAGTTGGTGTTGAGGTCAATGGTCTTACTCACTTGGGTGTTGAAATTAACAGTGCCTTGTTCATAACTTTTATACTGCCATTGTGAGTCAACCACGCTGCCAGGTACATCCTTGTTGTATGTCTCTCTCTTGATGTTTAACTTCTCATAGCTCTTGAGCTGGAAGGCAAAGCTACTCCATGAACCCATACGGTCAAGGAACAAGATGTGACTCTCAGAGATTAGTATCCTTCTATCTATGTTGATCTTATACTTAAGTGACTTCACAGGGTTGAACACACCGTCACTGTACCATATCTCGTAACTCTTAGTAGTTGGCTTGACCAATGGAGCAGTGCCACTCACCACTGTAAGTGAGCCGTAGTTGTTCACACCAACAGCCACACCTTTAATGTAGTCAGCTCCACTCACAGCCTTATAGAACAGGTCACCGTTATCATTCTCAAAGTACACCCTCTTGTTGGTAGGTGCTATGCCTGGGTCTTTAAGGTTGAGCCATAAGTCCTGACCAAGTGTACAGCTGAACGTTGTAGGCTGGTCAGTGAGCCATTGGCCATTAACATTGTCAAGCACATAGTTAGTCTCATCCCAGTACGGCATATCAATCCATGGCTGCACACCGTTGAACACATATTTGTCAAGTGTGCTCACTATGTTCAAGGATATTGTCTTTCTCTTATCAGCATACTCCACTGAGCCGTTGATAGTTGCATCAGTCACATCAGCCCATAGAGCGTTGATGGTGAAGTTAGTTGTGCCTGTGATGGCAATCACTGTATGCAGACCTTCCACTCCTGGGTTGGCTACACCTAAGTCAGCTTGTGTGATGTTCACCTGGTCACCTACTTGGAAGGGATGAGTCGCTGTGATGCGAACGTTACCCGCATTGTCAACCAGTGAGGCTGTATAGCTTAGGTCAAAGATATACTCTTCGCCTATCTTGATGTCGTAGTTATAGTATGAGTTGGCAGCATCATAGAAGGTTGTGATGTACGGGTTGAAGTCAAAGCTCACCATGTTACTGAGTAGCTTAGATAAGTCCTGCTCACCATATCCAGTGCCGAATGTTGGCAGTGCCTTGTAGTATCCTATCCTTGTTGCCGTTCCTGACTCGTATACCTCAAAGATATATCTGAAGCCTGCCTTGTTCACATTGGTTGAGTTCACTATGAACTTGCACTCATTGTATGCAGGCGTGAAGTCTTGAGGCTGTGCTATGATTGTTGTTGCCATACCTATATTGTATCTTGAAGCGAATCCTGTTAGAAGGCTAAGTAACTGTCATCAGTGTAGTACTCCTGCTTGATGTAGGTCGCTGCATATCGGATGGCATCCATAGCATCATCCCACAGCTTGACTGGTTCATCTGTTATCTGGTCACCTATCTTTTTCCACTTATAGTTTTCATACTCCTTCTTGAGTGCAGGGTGCTCCTCACAGATCACACCAAATGTCTTGATGTTATCTATCCCTTTCTTGACTACCTTGTTGGCATTCTCAATGTAATACCCTGCCCTATCTATCTCTGCTATGGTCTCTGGTCTTGAGTAGTCAGCCAGGATGTTGACACTCTTGTCTATACCTAACTGATCCATACGAGCGATGAGGTCAGTGGTGGTCAAGTAGCTCTCATAGATGACTGGCTCAATGTAGATGTCCTTGTCACGCCAGTACACCCGTATCAGTGCAGTAGGGTGGTTGTATCCGAAGTCAAGGCCATATACGAAGGATGTGAACTTAGCAGGCCTATGCTTGACAAATGACCAGTTACTGTAGATGTTGCTCTTAGAGATGGCTTTCTCTCCCAAGGCGTATATCTGATACTGTGCCTCATCTGTCCTCTTCAAATCCTCTATCTGTCTCTTGATGCTCTCAGGTAGGAACGGGTTGTCCTTGTACGTTGACTTGATGAGGATGCTCTCCTCAACTGGTAGTTCATACAGCCATGAGTTGCTTTCTGATGGGTTGTAGTCAAAGATGAGCTTACCCTCTGTTCTCATGTTGAGCTGAGTGAAGTCATCGTAGTATAGCTCATTGGCTTCATTGCACCAGGCAAGGTCTCTCTTCCTACCTCGTATCTTCTGCTCATCATCCACTGAGAAGAACTCCACGATAGAGCCATTGTCAAAGGTATAGATGTGCTCAGACTTATTGTGCTTGCTTACCTCGTAGATATCTAAGTCCTTCATGATTTCAAGGAAGTCTCTCATCACTGTAGCTCTGAGTGCAGGGAAGGTCTTCCGTATGATGCTCACCACCTTGCCTCTATTCTGTAGGCAGTAGACTATTATCAGCTGGCATAGGCTGTAAGTCTTAGATGACCTTGAGCCGCCCTCATTGATAATGAATCTATTGTCTGGACTGTTGAGAGCTTCAAAGTTCCTCTCGAATATTACTGTGCTCTTTATCTCCATAGTGTGCAATAGTTGAGCTATACCACTTATTTAGTAGTATAGTAAGATTTATGTCAAAGATACACTATTTAATAATAGTAACCTTAATATCATTTATAGCCTGACCTTGAGTGGTTGTATCAACTCGCTCAGTTAGGTTGTTTAGTCGCTGAGTGATGGAGGCATTATACTGGCCTGTCATCCCTCCCTCTATCTGATCTTGTCTGATTGCTTCCTCTATGCGTGTGCAGATTGTCGTATACGCTGAATATCTCCCATCCGTATTAGCAAAGTAATCCTGCACTGAACTATTCATATCAGCAGCAAAGCATCTAAAACCTACTTGAGTCATTGGTCTCTCCAAAGGCACAGCAGTTGCCTCACCTGTCTTATTAGAAAGTGAGTATTGATAACGTGGGTTGTTCTTAGTCCATTCTTTGTACTTCTCGAATAGCTCCCACATTGCCTCTGGGGTCTCTATGTGTTTATGCTTTGGCATCCGCCTTTGGTTTACGTTTTTTCTTAGGCTTAGCAGTTGACTCTGGTATTGGACCATCTACAGCCTTATACTCTATCACAACAACCTCAGGTGCAGTCGTAGTGACTACCTCCTCAAAGATGTGCTTAAGTCCTGTTGTGATATAATACTCTACTTTACTCATGTCAAGGCTGGCAATAGATACTGCCTTTGTTCCTGTGTGCTTATTGTAGACTTTGATAGTCTTGCCAATAAATTCGTCTTTAATTTTGTAGTTCATTTTGTTGTATTATTATGAATATTAGATAAGCAGCTAATGTTGCACCTGCAAATTTATACAGCAGGTACATATTCTCATTGAACAGTGCCAGCACCACACCCCAAGCCAGGATGTAAGTGATTAGTCCTATGATGTCAACACTCTTCATACCTATATTGTATTTCTTTTATATTTTGTTTTATTTCTCGTATCAGAAAGTATGCAGATGTACTGTTGATGTCAAAGTACTGAGCCAGTGCAGTCTGAGTTGAGTGACCTTTGTCATAGTATGCTTCAAATATAATCCTTTTTATCCTATCGTCCAAGTTGTTCCTGTATATCTCAACCATTGCCTTCTTAAAGTTGTGGTCATTCTCAAGTCTTATCTTGTGCTCTATCTCTGTGGGGTCATCAATGCAATCTGTTAGGTACTCTTGTGATCTGTAGATGTCATCTTTCTTAGTCCTGGAGCCTTGAGTCCATATGAGCTCATACTTGATCGTGTTGAGCAGGTAGCTCTTTGCCTTGTCTTGGGTCATATCTGGTATGTTGACCTTCACACAGTGTAAGTAAGCGTTGTTGATGACTGCATCTGCATCTATTGAGCTTGGTATATTGAGTCGCTTGAGGAAGTGCTTAGTATATTTGAGCACCTCTTCATAGTTACGGCTGATATATTGGTCAAGTATTAGCTTCATACCATGTAAGGAAGTCTTTATACCATACCTTCCTACGTACTCCAGAGCAGAAGCACTCCTTGTCACGTATGCCTGTCACTTGTTGCTTGACTGCTCTGAGCTTAACCAGTGAGCTCTTTGTCATTGTCTGCTCCTCTGGTAGGTTGAGAATGGTCTCTATGAGTTGTATATCAGTTTGTTCAAGCATACCGCTGTGAGTGATGTGGCACAGGCCACAGTGAATGATTGTGAGTAGGCTAAGGTTGACCAGAAGGAGAGACACTTCCAGCAACCGAGTGCGGTGTGTAGCCAGTCTGGTAGTATCAGTGTATTGTCTATGTAGTCCTGGATAGGCTCGAAGTGGGTAAACCACCATGAGACTACTAAGGGAGTTAGGTATGTGATTATCATGGGTGCTAAGATAGTAATTATTTATAACAGTTGCTAACAGACATTGAAACGGCTTTTAGCTTTATGTTATAAACAATTATAAGACAGCCTCGTAGGTCGCTAAGAAGATATCAGGTTTGCAAGGATATATTTCTCCTTTTACGCCCTGAATAATATAGTCGTAACAATCACCTCTCATTACTCCTTCGAGTGTCTTAATTTCGCAGTAATAGTATTCTGGTTGCCTTAAATCATTTCCCCAATGCGTAATAATCTCATTAGTGGTTACTTTATCGCAAAACCAATCAGGTCTTGCATCTACTCCGTATTGAAATGCTTCAACAACTACTGGTTTTTTTCTAAATTTTGCCATTTTATGTTTGTTTTAAAAGTGAATAATAAATAACTGGTGCTAACAAAGGGGAGCTATTATACTCCCCTGTTTGGCTGCCGAGCCTCAGTTGTCAAACGTACTTAGCGTTGTACATATCTTAGTGCCACTTGAGAATAGTATTAAACAGTACTTACCTTGTATTTGTAGAATCTCTACTATCTCGTTCTTATTGTATTGGACTTTGTCGCCTACTTTATGTATCTTGTTCATTTGATGGTATTGTATTATCAAGCACCTCTTGAGGGGTGTAGTACTGCCCTTCGATGTCAATCATTATCTGTACTAAGTAATTCATTTCATCAAGTAATTAAACACCTTATCATAGAACTTACCTCGTGCCTCACCACCTTGAAGGAAGCGGTGCAGTGTTGCGTTCACCACTCCGATATCCTCTGCCATATGTACAGCCCTGTTTCTGCTGTTTAGCTTGTCTTTAAGCTCACTTCTCATCCAGTCGGTTAGTGTTTGACCTTCTTTGAGATAAACGGTCTTAGAACGGAAGAAAGTCATCTGTCTCCTCTATTGGTTGTTGACTTGGAGCAGCTGCCTCACCTTGCACCTTCCATGCATCAAGTGTGTTGTAGTACTTACCGTTGTACTCTCTGCCTCTTACATTGAATGACACTGTGACCTCTTGACCCTGTCCATATGGTGCTATGATATCCATCTTGTCATTGACTGTCTGGAAGATTACCTCTTGAGGGTACTTGTCTGCTGTAGTGATAACAAACTCTCTCACTGAGAACTTGTCACTAATGACTTTGACTGGGTTGATGAGCTTGATAGCTCCTTTCATTGTTAATTCTGACATTATTTATTGTTTAAAAGATTTATATATTGTGAATAGTATTCTGAGCAGTGGATCAACCGTTCCTTAATCTGCTCCTCAAGTGCCTGGTCTCTCTCATATCTCACTACTGTGATACGCTTGGCTGGATCAATGTGGTCAACTCTATGTATGGATAGGTTATCCCACTCAGTCAGTAGCTCATCTGGTGTTGTGTACATGGTGTAGACTAACTCAAATGCTGGTTTATTATACAGCCACATGTAAGCCCTACCTTGCCACTCGTATCCACTTGCATCACCTTCTGATGGTGTAGCAGGGAAGGTCTCTAATGACCAGGAAGACTTGATGTCAATGATGCTGTCATCTGTTATGATGTCACAGCAGCCAGTCATGTACTCATTAGATACTCTCTCTTCGTTCTTAGTGTACTGAGTGAACCTAACTGAGTTCAGTAGGTCAATACCTTCCTGCTCCCAGTCAGTACCCTTGATCATTGGCTTAGTCTTGATCTCTGTGGTGTAGCCATAGAAGTCCTGCTTAGCTATCTTACGTATCTCTGACTTAGTAGTCTCAGATAGTACCTCTGACTTACTCCTTGAGTTGGTCATTAGGTTGCCGAGTTGTGATGCTCTCCACTTCATAGTCTTGCCTCCTGTTCTTTAGTAAGTGAGAATTCATTTTTTAACCTCTCTATTGAGTAGTCACCACCAGATGCAATAAAATCAAGTGCTGCTTGCAGTCTCTCATCTTGTATTGGATGCTTGGTTGGTGCTGACTTAACAGGTGATGGCTTGCTTGCCGCCTCACCATCGTCATCTACTGCCTGTAATGATAGAGTAGATTGCAAGGTGTAACGTCTGTAGTAAGTGATGGCACTACCTTGCTGCTGTGGGTTCATGCCTGCTGGCAGCTCCATGCAAGACTCAACCTTTGCACCTGAGTCAATGTCTATTATCTGAGTGCAGACACTATTGCCTTGTATAGGTTGCAACAGTAGTAAACCGTTCTCAAGTAAGATTGGCTCAACTGCCTCAATGATTGCATTTAAGTTGGCATACTTAGAATGATGACTTGTAGCATTCTTAGTAACCTTACCGATTGCTAACTTAGCTCTGTGGAGTTTTTGGTGGAAGGACAGTGTTGCCTCTTCGTTTGCCTGTCTGATTTTCTCAGATGAGCTGATTAATTGCTTTTCCATAAATTGATTATTTTCGTCAAAGTTAATAAAGTTTTGCATATATACAAAATAAAGTTATTAACAATTATCTGTTAGCTCTTCATCCTTATCCTCATGCACCTCATTTAGTGCCTGTTCCAATAGGTTAATCTCATTTGCACACAGCTCTCCAAATATTGCTGCAGCACATCTCAAGAATGTTGCAGCCTTAATTAGCTCTTCTTTTTTTGCTTTCATATTATGTATTTTAATTCCTCTCCAGTCAGTGCAAAGTATAGATTTTCAAGTTGATGAACGTATTTGAGATCCCATTTACCAAAGGCAATTTCATTATTAGCATAAAGCCATATATCTATACCATTTAATTGATAGTTAATACAATTATGAAAATTGCCTTTATGAATAAAACCTAATTTAATCAGCCACTCTTCACTTATCTCCATTGCCTGATAAAAGTCATCAATCTCATCATCTAATAAGTTTCTAAGGTCTTCTAAATTGATGAGGTCACTCTTATAAGTGCCATCTCCCATCTCTACTTTGTAGGTGTTACCTAATCTAATCTCGTGTGAGTCTAATGTCATAATTTAATCTATTTCGTTATTTATACCCTTAACAGCACATTTGTACTTTTTTCTCAGATGCTTTAGCTTGACGTTGAACTTTGGCATTTTTAGTTTGATTCTCATAGTAGTTGATATTCTATATTTGTTTTAAATTCTTCAAGTGATCGTACTACCCAGTACTTATGATTCAATGATTCAACTCTCTGCTCAAAATCTTTTTGCTTATCTGATTGCCTTCCTTTCTCATCCTTAAACTCGCAGAATATTACTTGACCATCCAATACTATGATTGTATCAGATGCACCTGGTAACATTCCTATCTGTTTTTTTCTGATTTGTTCAATTGCATTTTTGCCCTCATTTGGGATGCTGAACATTATAAATCTTGGGTCATGATGTTTTAAGCAGAATGTATTGTTAAACCAGATAAAACATTCCTGCTGGATTGCTGATTCATTTTTCATAAGTGTCTAAGTTGAATTTGATGTTGAGCCCATTTGTAATGATACTTCATTATTTTACCATATTCTTTGAAGTCATTAGCTGTTTTTAAGTAGTGAAAAATCCAGCTCTTTTGATATCCTCTTGCTGTTTGAATTTGGATAAGTTCTTTTATTGAAGATTTTTCTGCAAGTTTTTTAATGTCAACACCACTCATCAAAACCAATTCAGCAATTACTTGATTTTCTTTTTCATTCTCAGACTTTTCAAATTGATGTCCACATTCAGGACACACCATGATGCGTGCATGAAGGAGGAAGGAACACATTGGACATTCTTTAATTGGTGCAGATCCTTCTTTCTTTTCTTTTTTCTTTAATGACCATTGCCTGGGGTGTTCCCAATAGTTATGAGTTTTGACATTGTTGCCAAAATCAAGTAAAGTAAAATCAGATTTTCCGCTTGATATTCTTGATCCCCTTCCAGCCATCTGCAAAAATAAAGGAAGGGATTTTGTTGCTCTATAGAGTATCACCACCTCAATGTTAGGAACATCAAATCCTGTAGTCAAAATTCCATAGTTTGAAATTATTGCACCATCAGTATTTTTGAACCAGTCAATAATTTCTTTGCGTTCCAAATCTGACATATAACAATCTACGTGTTGAACTGGAAGGCCGGCATCTTGCCAGTCATCCACAAGCTCTCGACTGCTTTCTACATTTGGAGCAAAGACTATTGCTTTTTTACCGTTGCAGATTCTTATGTAATTTTCATACACTCCATGAAACAACTTTATCTCACTGAATTTATCAGCCATAGATTTCTCATCGTAGTCACCACTTTTAGTTTTGATGCCAGACAAATCTACTTTCACACCATAAGTTTTGCAAGGTGATAGCTTTTCTTTAATAATCAAATCGGGTGTGTCTATCACCTGGACTATCTCATCATAAAATTTCTCAAGTGATTGTTGCTTTCCTTCCCGATGAGGTGTAGCAGTTGCACCAATTACAAATGTATTATCTGATATGTATTCAAAAATAGGGTCAAAAATTGATTTGTGAGCCTCATCCAGGATAATCAAATCCAAAGACTTAATCAGCTCTTGATATTCTACATTCTTTATTCTACGTGTCACTGTTTGAATCATACCAACATACAAAGAATGTGAAAAGTCAACCTTTTTATTTGGCTTAATTTCATTGCAATGCAATCCCATTTCAACCAGTGCACCGCTTGACTGACTAAATAACTCCTTTCTATCTGTTAATATCAAAATCCTTTTGTCTTTGTCAAAGGCTTGCTTTGTCATGTAGCTGAACATAACTGTTTTGCCACTTCCAGTTGCAGAGCATAATATCAAACGTTTTTTGCCATTAGCAAAGTGTTTTTTGATTTCTGAAATATACTGCTCCTGGTAATCATATAAATTTATCATAGTGCAAAGGGATTAATTTGTTCCATAATCTCCGACTTTCTTTGCACATAGTATTTGTTTGACCTATCCTTGAATAATGGATTGCCAAAAGTCTGCTTTAATTCACTGCCTAACTTCTTCATGGATAAGATACGCTGCTTTGAATGTGATTCAATTATATCTTTGATTTCTGTAGCTGTTAGCCATTCACCTCTATTGTCTGGCAAATTAAAGAATTTCAATATCAACTCTCTTTCAAATGGTATGGATTCAAATGACCTACCTACTTCATTCAAGATGCTCAATTCAGTTTCAACCAATTGATATGACTCTCCACTTGTGTAGGCACGATGTAATTCCATAAACAAATCATCCTTATCAATTGAGTTGTATATTGCATGGTCAATGGATACAACCTCAATAGGCAATATTCTTGTGTTACCTGTTGAGTCATTTATTAACTGATGATCATTGGATGTACCGCATAAAATAGCCAGCCTTTTGTAGTCTTCATTATATCTGCCATAAGATGCACGAAGGGAAAAGTAATTTTTAGATGTCAATTCCTTAAATTTCTTTTCATCTTGCTTTGACTTTCCTCCCATCTCATCATCCATCACAATAAGTTTCTCACACATCAACAACTCATCATCCTTACCTCTATCCAAATTGGACTCAGCATAGTAAGGTTGTAGTGCACTTGGTAATAACCTTCTGAACCATTCTGTTTTTCCTGTATTCTGACCACCTGTTAATGATAAAACAGATCGTACTGGATTGCCATAGATACAAGCCACAATTCCTATCATCCACTTTCTGATAAATCTATCCTTTAATGGTGTGTTGCTTTTTATTGAGTCACATAATTTCTGAATGTTGCCATTGGAAATTTTATGCTTGTTTGCCTCAACATATTCAAAAAATGGATTGTACTCAGGTATGGCAACTGATTGAATTATACGGTTAACAATATCAAATGTGATAGACTTATCATCAAATGTCATTCTGCATTCAAGAAAAACTGTATTAAATTCTTTGTCATACATTGATACACCATTCCACTCATATTTTCTGGTGATTAGATTCTTTCTGATGTTAAACCTTTTCAAGATGAAATTTGAGCAGTTGATAATCATATTTTCAGCACCTCCTTCATGGCGAATGTCCATGTCATTACGGTCAAAAATTTCATTTACTATCTCAAGAGCTTCATTCTCATCAATGTTTTTCTCCTTTGCCAGCTCTTTTACTACTTCAAGTTTTGGAGTATTCATTCTCTTAGCAAGTTTCACACTTGAAATTGCCTTATCTGAGTTGTATTTTGTTAGGTCTGCACCTCCTTGCTTAAGAAAATAATAGAATGTTCCTACTGTAATGCCATTGCCAGTCCTTTTTAAGGCAATATTGTACTGCTTATCTGCTTGATCATAATCATATTTATCAGAAAAACTGCAAAGTTTGTGGAAATATTCACGTCCTTCAATACCAAAACCTACAGCTATAGAGAAAGACAAAGCTATATAATCAGAATACTCATCTGCAACTGATTTTGTCACTTGATTCACCAGGTCACCAATATCAGTTTTGGGTACTATTATTGAAATGTTTTTAGGCAGCCTCTTTTTTTCTACTTTGTACTTTGTTTTCTTAGATTTTGGATTCAAAAACAAATCAGGATCATAACTTACAAATCTACAGCTGGCAACATTCTTTGGAGCTGGGTCAACTGTTATGCCGTAATTTAAAAAATAGTACTCAGCAATGAAATTATAAGACTCTTTATGTTTTGATGGGTCAACCTTGCAAATTACTGCAAATCCATTACCACCTACTGAGCTGAATGATGCGTATGTGTACGGGTCATCATTGATTTTAGAACGGTCTGTGTAATTGTCAACATCAATACAGATAAAACCAGAATGTTTTTCAAGTGATTTCTCATTTCTTTCAGAGAATACACCGCCAACCGTTACACTTGGAAGGACAAGTTTTTGTTTTTTCTTTGTATCTTCATCTGGTGCAGATCTAACCAGCTCAACCTGGTCTTTCCATTTACCATTTTTAATGTGTTCCAAAAGCTCATCAACTGATGTGCGTTGAAAATCTTTGTTTGTGTCTTTGACACTGATCCAATAACTAATCATATTTTGTTCTTGTTTTAAGTCCACTTGTAAAATAAAAAGAGGGGAAAGGACAAGTGTAAACCTTTTATGTGGCAGCTAACCAACAACCCCTCTGCAAAGATAACAATAAAAAACATATCTGCAAGGGGTGCAAGGGTAAAAATGATTTTTGCAAGGGTACAGCAAGGGTAGAAAGTCAATGCCACACTGGGTTGCAAGGGATACAAGGGTAAAAAATTTAATTATATATGAGATACATTATATTTAATTTTAGAAATAAAATATTTTATTATTTGTATTTGAAGTTTCAAAAGAATGTCTGTTTACCCTTGCTACCCTTGCAACATTTGATTATCAATTAGTTACAAAATATTCTACCCTTGCAAAAATACACAAAAAAACCCCCAGCCAGTCAAGGAGGGGGTCTTTTCGGATAATCAATCAGGTAAAAGCAGAGCTAAGATACTTCATTTGTTGTATCTGGATGCACTTTGTACTGATTATTTTTCAACTTAAATTGTATAAGTTTCAACTGATCAGTGTTGGTGCAGCTCAAGATGTCTTGCACCAGGCTTCGCTCAATGGTGAACCCAGTGAACTTGAGTTGCTCTTCCATTGTGTAAAAGTCATACATGTTGTCATTGATAGAGGTGTAGTTTTTATGTACTTTGATGCCATGCATTATCGATGCATGATCTCTGTTAAACATATCACCAATACTTGCATAAGGTATGCCCTGGTTTCTGAGTAGATTGTAAAGGTAGTACCTTCTGTAAGCGTGTTGTCTATGCCGCCCTTTCTTATCCAGTTGGTTGAGCTGGATGTATTCAATTATTTCGTCCATTGTATCTGTTTATTAGTCTGATTAGAATCATTATCATGGCAGCTGCCCAAGTTATCATTGCGAGCTCTTTCATTTCGTTAATTTATATTTATTATTACTATCCCTCTCAAGTGTATACCCTAACTGCTTAAACAAGTCAAAGTATCTGTACACTGTCCTATCAGTCACTCCCAAGTACCTTGCAATGGTGTAGATTTGTCTGGGAGTATCTTGCAGGAGCTCCATTAGTTTTATACACCTGTACATTTTAAGCTGATTCATGAATATCTTGTTGTATAATACATAGCTTTATAAGCCAGTACTAAGGTTGTCATTGTTCTTGTCATTTGCTTTGTATTAGTGTTATCACTTCCTGCCAGTACTTCTGCTGATCGTATGCGGCCAATGTTTGGATTGCCACAGCTGAGTCAATAGCGTGTTGCTTGCCTTCTATTAAACCATGCAGCCTAATTGACCTGGTGTAGATGTCTGTTGCTTTGTCTTTTGGTGTCATTCTATTCTGATTTAAATTGTTCATATAACCACTCTTTATAAGTAGTTGCATCAGATATTTCATAACACCCACAATGCATTGTTTGTTGCCCTGCTTTGTATGCTTCTTTTGCTGAAATATTAGAAGCTAAAAATAATTGTTTTTTCTCCATTTCTTTGGCTTGTTCAACTTTTTTTTCATACTCTTCTAATGTATAATTAATTGTAGTATTAAATTGCTCTACCAACCATTCTACTGCTGTCTTCATATCTTACTTACTTTGATTATTAATCCCTCCCACACATCGGCTCTTTGCCTTGCTTGAGCAGATGAGTCTGCTTCTACGATCTTGCTGGTTCTCCTCCAGGCTCCTTGAGTGAATACTCGATAGTGTACTGTCCACATTGTTTATTGCTTTAAGGTAACGGTAGTACAGGCTCTCATTGAACCTATCCCAGCCGTTGATGTATGCTAAATTAATCATCCTATAACTCCTATGATAGTTAATACTATAGTAACTACCATAAATAGTGCACCCATGATAAGGGTATCACGTATTGCTTTCTGATTCTCTGTCATGATTATAAGTTTTGAAGGTTAGCTTTGTACATCTCAAGTCTTGCAAGTGCACGTGCTTGTGTGTGCAGTATTTTTTTGTATCTTGAAACAAGGTTAGTGCAGTCTAATTTAGCACATAACATGATGTTGTCTGATGTCAATCTGATACGGTCAATCATACCCTCAATCATATTCTCTGCATCCTCAATGGCTTCATTGAGTGCCTCTTGATCGTGTACTTGACCTTCCTCACAATAGTCACAAGGCCAAGACTCATCTCTTGATGGATGGTTATCCCATGAGTTATTGCTACCCATTTTACCAGTGCCGTAGCAGGTGGTACATTCTTTAATAAACTTTTTCATATTTTTCCGTATTGATTACCTTACAAATGTAGATAACTTTTTTCATTCGTGCAAATAATTAATGTAATTTATATTCATTCTAAATAAGAATATCAGGTCTGGACGGGATAAAACGGGATAATGTATGTCTATTTAATAAACATTACATCTATCTCTGTCGATTTTTAGACGTACTTTAGACATAGAAAAACCTCCTAAGTGTGCATCATTGATAGGCATAGGAGGTGTATTAGAGTGACCTGCTAACTGTTCTTATGGTAAGTATGCAGGTACTATTTTTTCTTGAATCTTTTGACTATGAATTTAGAGGCTAAGGTTGCAAGAGCTTTGAGAAACTTATTCTCAGATACTACCTCTACCTTAGTGCCAGTCTCATCCTTTGTGATGTGCACATCTACCTTCTTGCCGTCATACTTAAGGTCATGATTAGTGCCATCCTTGTGGTATTCTATCTCTGCCTTGTTGGTCTCTATGATTAGATCCACTTTCTTAGGTCTGCCTACTTTCTTTGCCATATTAGAACTCATTTAATAAAACTATTGATACTCTGGGTTGATCCTTTGCCATTTTTACCATGCGTTCATACTCTGGGTTGTTGTTAAGGACTAAACATCCCTCTGACCAGCCGCCAATTTGTGTTGCTACTTGTTGTGAGCCCTTGTTATATGTCGCTCCATGGATATTAAGGAATATCAAATCATTCATTACAGCCGTTGTGGGGTTGGTTTTACCATCATTGGTATAATCACGCCTATATGGAACGCCTTTAATCTGTCTAAGAGCCTCCATTTTGCCTCTGTGCTTGCCGTATGCATACGATTCATAGTTCCATTGGTCTGCTTCCATTACAGCAGTCCCTTTGTTGCCTTTGTTTGTGGTGCAAGATGTTACATATTGAAAGGCTGAGCCCTTGAATATATATACTTTGTCATCAAATATGTTGTTACCGTCCTCATTTGACCTAACAAACAACAGCCACATATCAGCTGGTATGTTCTTATAGGTAGGTAGTGACTTGACTCTATCAAGTAGTTGCTTATCAGTGTAGCTCTTAACGTTGCTCATTGCTTTCTATTGTTAATTGTGATAAGGTTGCCGCTACAGTACCTGCTGTGATAGCGTATGTTGCCACAGTTACTACTGCTGCTGGCAATGTGATAGGTGCAGCAATGATAACACCTGCTACAGCACCTACTGTAATTGCTATTTTTTGTACTCTCTTCCAAAACTTAGGAGTCTTTGCTGACCATCTTTCTTTCATACTCATCTTGTTAATTGTACTTCTATTAGTTTCTTTACTGACTGAGTTAGCTCACTGATTTGTTCTGCCAGGTGCTTAATCTCAAGCTGAGTCATCTTCTCAATGGCTTCATACTTGAACCTGGACTCATTGTCAACCAGTTCAATCTTACCTTTGAGTCTTCCTTGAGTCTCAATAATTCTCTTCTGCTCTTCTGCAAGTGCTTTGATGTCTGCGTGTACCCCTTTCAAGAAGTATGCTACACCAGAGATAAGTATTGTTATAATCGTGAAGGCTATTTCATTAAAGTCCATTATAATATCAGTATTGAGTTGTTGTATCCGTTCTCTCTCATCCCACCACATGGGCATCCACTATGGCATTGGCCTACACAGTCACAATCGCATCTGTCAATCATAGGTCTTAAGTCAGTATCTCTGTTGGTAGGTGAAGTGAAGCCAGGATATAAGTCCTTATTAGCTATCAAGTACCTAATCAACCGTTGCTCAAAGAATGAAGCCTTCTGTGCATAGTGCTCCATCCCAAAGGCTACCTCACTACGACTAACAGATGCAGAGAAGTCTCCGAATTGAGTCTGTAGTCCTTTGTTCTTAAGTTGGTATGTCAAGCCAAACACAGCATCCTCTGCTGACCTCCATGCAATCACTGGCTGTATGAAGGCAACAAGTGCCTCCTCATCATTTGTCAACGTCTGACCGTTGTATGCTGCCAGTAGATAGTTGTAGTATGTTGTTCCTAAGATAGGCATCACTCTAAGTTGAGCCTGTGTAGCTATGTATGGAGTAACATCAGTCACATCCACATTAGCTGTGATAGGTGTGTTAGTCTTGAGGTATGTCTCTGTTATAAAGTATATCATGGTGCAGGTGTTTCAATAGGTTGTAAGTGTATCAACTCCCTTAACTCATTTTGAGTCATAGATTCAATTATTTTAGCAGCCAGTACAGGATTAACAGAATTAATAATATCAGATATCTTAGATACATTGTCATCTATCTCGACAATAGTCTCATTGATTATCTGGAAGTTGTTAATCATGTACACACCTGGTATCTTAGCAAGTGCCAATAGCTCGTTCACTATCTCCTCAACCTGGTCTCTCAATGGCATTACTACATTTTTCTCAAATACAACGTATGCCTGCTTGATATCAGCTCCACCGCCAAGAGAACCTGTAGTACGTACTCCCATCAAGATAGGATCTATAGTGTGTGAGAAACATATCTGCTCAGTATTGAGTGCAGAGGCTTCATGGAAGAGCTTATCATTGCTATTGGTAGGCAATGCCTCTATCTTTGGTAGTTGGTCAGCTGAGTTAGCAAAGAATGCAACAGCCTTACCAGCATTCGCTGCACCTTTCAACCTATCAATGGTTTGCTTAATCATGTGTTTCTCCTCTTCTGACTGTGGTCTCTTAGGGAACATCATAGCAAAGGAAGGAAAGACTGAGTTTTGGATGTTACTCTTAGCAAAATATGATAGCTCACCAGATAGGAAGGCAAAGTTCAAAGCAGATGTATACTGTGGTAAAGAATACCACTCCTGGCCCAAGGTCATTATCTCATAAACATATAACTGCTCAAGGTCAGTGTTAGCAGGATGTGCTTTCTTGATAGATACTATATCAATACGAGCTGACCAGTCGTCGCACAAGAAGTATGTTATCTTATCTCTTGCCACTCTCACCTTCTCAGGTGATACATTCTCTATCTTGTACAGCTCACCTTTCTTATTATAGCAAAGTTTAAAGTAAACTCTGTGGTGTACTATCAACTGTTGAGCTATAGCCTTGCTGGTCTTGTTGAGCTTCATTTTTTTCTCAAAGGTATATAGCTTGAGCTTATCCTCATTGGACATCTTAGCAGTCTCAAGAGTATATCCTCCTCCGACTGTTGCATTGGTCTTGAAGTCCACTATTGCACCATGTAAAGGTGATGTGTAGTATAGCTGATTAAGTAGCTCAGGGAACATATTATCCTGGCCAAATGGTATATATCCAGCTATCTGATATCTACCATTGACATAAGGCAGTGATAAGTTGGCGTTGCCTACGTTACCAAATGGAGTGCTAAAAGATTGATATCCTTCCACTACTTCTGTTGCTTTAGGCTTACTGCCTACGAATCTACTATACCATGCCATTAGTCATATATTGAGTTAAGTGTTACACCTGCCACTACCATCCTGCCCTCTTCTATCATGGTCAAGCCAGTAGGGTCGTTTGTGGGTTCTGAGCTCTGATACACCTTGTATCTATACTGACCCTTTACGAAGTCAATATCTGTTGGCTCATCAAGTGTGAATAGGTTAAATCTTGAGGGATATACAGAAGTATCTGTACCTTCCCAGTATATAGGGTCTGGTGCAGTGTTGAACTCATCCTCAAACTCAAATAAATAGTAAGCGTCTGGGATGGTTGTAACCTCTGTTAAGGTCAGCACAAACAAGTTGACTGTGTCTTTCTCAAGATATATCATACCTATATTGTACTACTAAAAAATAATTGTTAAAAAAAAGCCCCACTAAGTAGTGAGGCTGTTTATAGATATGATAGGGTTATAGTAAACTAGTCAACACATTAGTAGTCATTGTATAGGCCAACTGGTCATTCTCCGCTAAAAGTGTAACGGAATATTTAGAACCATCTGCACGAGCTGTACCTGAGCCTTCTCCAGATGCAGTCAACTGCAAGTATGGGAAGAACCATAGGATGCCGTTTTGATCCTCAACTATTGCAGATAAGTACTGCTGTCCAGAACCAAGTACCTTGATTGCATTAGACTTCGCTGCCTCTCTTCTGTGGAACATTAGGTTGATAGTCTGAGTCACAAAACTTGAGCCATTGATTAAGTCAATATTGCTCTCCTCTGTGTATCCAGATGTATTACGTCTGAACTCAAACTCAGTGAATGGGTCAGCAGCAACTACTAAGTCAAGTGTGCCAATAGCATACTGCTCAGCAGGTGTACCTACAGGGTCAACCACTGCTAATGTATCCATGTCTACATTATCCTGTAGATTGATATAAATTCTTTTGATGCCACCGCTATTATTATCACAGCTTTTTTCAATGGCTATTAGTGCTTCACAGCTCATAGGTATATTTTTTAAAAGGTTAAAAATAGGGAGGCACTTACTACCTCCCTTTATATTTAGATGTAGAATGCGTTATACAAAACTATCTCAGTAGGGTTCGTATAGAAGAAACCAGCCTTCATGTTCGCACGAGTTCTCAATACAGGCTCAGCAACTGAGTCAGATAAGTTGATAGCTTTCAATGCTTTTGAATCTCCCTCTGCATCAAATGCATAGATAAGGTTATTTTTCAATGTCAACACAATAGTGTTATCTGGCATACCTTCACAAGTCACTACATTGATACCTAAGAAAGTTAATCCTAATGGTAAAGTAACGAATGTCTGCGTGTTACCAGATGCTGCTTTCAACTCATATGCGTTAGCTACGTTTGTTGAAACGTAGAATCTTAAGTCAGCTTTACGTCTTACTATAGATGCAGGTGCAGCGTTAAGTACAGACTCCATAACTGTCAATACATTTGCAGTAGTTACAGCTCCATCATATAAACCTATAACATCTGTATCATAGAACATCTTGAATAAGTATCCAGTACACAAAGATAACAATGGATCCTCAGATGCATCATTACCTTGCCATCTCAACACCTCTAAGTCTTGACCAATAGTCAAAGCCATCTCATTCCAGTAGTATGCCATGAAAGATGCAACAGTGAAGTCACCATTAGATCCTTTTGTCATTTGCAAAGCTAAGAATGATTGCTCTAAATCGAACTGACAAAGCTCAGCCATTGCAGACAAAGAACATACATCGATATCAATAGCATCTAACAAGTCAGTACTTGGTGAGAAAGCACAGTTGTAAGGTTGCAACACCTGTCCAAATACTACATTGGCCAATTTTGTTTTTGACTTCACACCTGGTAAAGTACGGAAGTTGTTAGGAATATCAGGGCTTGATAAATAAGCCTTTGAATAAAACTCCTCTGGGTTCGCAGCTAATAATGCGTTTGTTTCAATATCTAAATTGAATTTTAAATTACGGTTCATGTTATTTGGTTTTTGAAAATTTTACAAATTCTTTAAATTTCTCATGTGAAGTCAACTCCACACTCTCTGTTTCTGTTTCAGTCTCAACAGCAAGACTCTCCTCAAGTTGGTTCTTTAAGTCAGCAATCATTCTAATCACTGCATTCATGTGTTCCTCAAGCATTGGTGCTACGATAGCAAGGATAGCCTCTGTATCAACTGCAGGGTCAATAGCCATTGCAACCTCTGAGTCTGCTGCTGCATCCTCTTCCTCTGCCTCAGGGGTCTCTGCTGCAACTTCAGCTTCCTCTTCTGCTACTGGGTCAGCAGCCATTTCTGCTTCCATCTCTGTAGGCATTTCTTTGATCTCAATAACTTCTCCGTCTTTAACAACGTAGATTTTATCCTCAATCATGTGTTCTCCATCTGGTAACTTCATTGTATTTAATTTTAATTGTTCCGATAATTTCATGCCTAAGAATCCCTCAATAGAGTAACCTACTTGACCAGACTCAACCAGTGCATCATAGTATTCTCTGTCAGTGATCTGGCTTGTCAACATTAGAGTGCCCTTAGGTACTTCAATGCCGTATGTTGTGAATGCTTTGTCAGTCTCTGGGCTGTCTACTATCCAAGCCTCAAGGATGTATGCTGGCACTTTCTCATCTTGATCGTGCTCAAGGTTAAAGATGTTCTTATTGCTAAGGTTAAGCATAAACTTAGCGTGTATCTGCTCAATCACCTCTGCAGTAAATTGAACGTCATACTCTTCACCATCCTCATCTTGTCTATAGATGTTCATTGGTATCATGGCAGGTGCAACAATACGCATCTTAACTGAGTCACTGAATGTCATAGGAGCAACATGAGAATTGAATGCCATACCTTTAACCTTGATAGCAGGCTTGTTGGTGAAGGCAATCATCTCCATACCTAAGTCCTCCCCATCTGAGTAGGCCTCATCAATAGTGATCTTGTAAACTGGTCTGTCCATGCCTATATTGTAAAAAGTATTATATTTGTTAAAAATTATATTTATGGTAACAATTTTAGGTAAAGAAGTACCCAACCAATTGAATGAGTTGACGGTGCAACAGTTCGAGGACATCACAACAATCCATGCAAATCAAGAGCTGGATGCTATTGAGAAACACATTGACGTGTTCACTATGTTAGGAGTGCCAGAGGCAGATTGGGATGATGTATCTATTGAGGAGTTCAAGGAATGTGTTAAGGAGTTCAACAACCTTAGTGGTAAGCCAGAGTTACAACCGTCCTTTGAGCACATGAACTACACTTACACCGCCTTTGAGGACACCTTCAAGCTATCTGTTAGGGATACAAAGCACATTGATAAGGTTATGCACTCAAGACATAAGGGATACATCTCAGAGATGCTGGCCATCCTGTTCAAACGTACTGACTTGACAAAGGCTGAGCACTATGCAGATGCACACATTAAGCTCAAAGCAAAGATAATCAGAGAGCTCAAGGCAGAGATTGCCGTTCCTTACTTAGTTGAGGTAGGTCAGAAGTTAGCTAAACAAATGCCTAAGGATGTACCTACCGAAGTCGTGGAGTGAGATAGATGTATTACAGTTCAAAGAGATTAGAGAGCTGTATTCTATACAAGAGGTGTTCACCAGGGAGATAGAGATACTTTCTGCCCTGGCTGATATCCCATCTGATGACTTAGAAGACCTTGACATAAGTGAGGTCAGTGAGATGCTGGCTAAGATTACCTTCATAAACTCTGAGCCATCCAAGAACTATAAGCACGTGATAGGAGAGTATCACTATAAGCCATTGAACACCCTTACTGTAGGTGAGTTCATTGACCTTGAGCACTACTTCTCTAAAGACTATAATCAGCACGTTGGCCACATTGCATCTATTATCTATAGGAAGGTGATGACCAATGAGTGGGGAGAGATAGTCTTTGAGCCGTATGAGTTCAAGCCAAGTCTAAGATGCAGTATCTTTGATGAGGTGTGTATTAATGATATCTATGGTATCCTGCCTGAGTATCTTGCTTACAGAGACTCATTCATGACCACCTATGCTAATCTATTCACAGATGAGGATGGAAGTGAGGAGGATGAGGATGAGGTGCCCGTTACATCTGATGAGGCAAAGGCAGTAGATTTGAAAAAGAGTGAAAAAAAATGGGGTTGGGAGAGACTAATCTACAGCCTCTGCAATGAGGACTTGACTAAGTTTAATGAGGTGACTAACCTATCGCTAATCATGACCTTTAATATGTTAGGTATGAAGAAAGAACTAAACGTCTAAAGGAAAGCCTACCTGGAAGCCAGCAGGTGGGTCTAATGCCTCAAAGGTATAAGTGATTCTCTGATTTTTTTCAAGTATCTCAGCCACTTCTAAGATAGGAAATCTCTTTGCCAACCACTCAGTGTACTGTGAGTATATTTCAGCTGTGATACCTGCTGCATTCAGCTCCTGTGTGAACGTGGCAACGTAGTCTCTGGGTGTAATTACACCACCGTTCCATAAGAATGCACCATTATTAAGGAAAATAAAGTAATACATTGCTATAATCTGTATCTCAAGCTTCTCAAAACTTGTAATCTTAGCATTGATTCTGATAGACTCTACCAATGTGCCCTGACCATCAACAACATCATTCCTTATAATACGTTTCAATATCGTAGCCATCCTTCTCCTTGTGGGATAAAGGACATTAAACTCTCCAGTGTTAGCGTATCTTGCCATTAGTCAAAAGGTGGGGGTGTTGGTTTTGGTTCGTATGGTATTAAGTCAAGGTCTTTTACCCAAAGATAATCAGGATTTACACACTGCTCCATCTCCTCAACTGAAATAATCCAATTATCATTCAAGTCCTGAATAGGATTAAAGTAGCTATCTGGTGCATATAACTGACCTACTATCTCATTCTTTTGTACCTCTGTTAATAAACCTACATAGGTTAACTTTTGTTCTGTTGTTAGTTGTGTTAGTTTCATACTTGACGTCCTAAGGTTGTTTGGAATGCTTGTACTGCTGTGTAAAAGTTAGCCGCTTCGGTGTCTGTTAGTCCGTCACCTATTGAAGCGAAGGCATATTGACGTGGTGAATATTCAAAAACACCTGTGTCTTGTCTATTCGCCCCTATTGATATTTTTCTTGGGGACAATCCACTTATTTGAACTG